GTGCCGTGCGACTGCCGCTGACCCGGTGCACCTCGTCTGTGATTATGCAGTCCCAGTAGTCTCGATACTGTGAGAGGTCGAGCTTACACATCGTCTGAATTGTGGCGAAGGTGATTCCCTTACCGATATTGACTTTTCCTTCCGTGATAGTACCCATGAGGTCTTCGCTCATATAGAGCTTGGCTCGTTCCTTACTCTGTTTGATAAGGTCAAGTGTGTGGCAGAGCCATAATGTACGCCTTTGTAATCGGACTGCGAGGGCAATTCCCATCTGCGTTTTACCGCTTCCGGCGGCACTCTGTAAGATTCCATACTTGGCGGCTATCATTGCTTGTACGGCAGTTTCTTGGTAGTCATAGAGCGGAACATCAGCTCGAAAATCAATCGCCTGTGGAGGCTTAAAATCGCTCTCAAACACTGCATTGTCTGTAACCTCTCTTGGTAGTGAGCGAAGCACTCCAAAAGGAAGCACCAGCTCATTTCCTCGGATTTCAAACAGTGACAATGTTTTAGGTGTATCTCCGAGCCAAAAGCCCATACGAGCTTTCTTGGCATACTCGGGGTTAGAGATAACAAGATTTCTCTTGCACCACATCAGCATTTCTTTTGTAGGGTCTGTGACTGTTAGGGTGTTAGATACTGCTATTCTCAATTAAACCACCTCACTCTCGGCTCACCAGTGAATCCTTTTCGCCATATAAACCAACCATACGCCACCGCTGTGCCGCCACCCTGTTTGTATTTTTCAAATTCGCCACCTTTTGCACATTGTAATCGGCTTGATGATACATATATAAATTCTGGCGGATAACGCTCGAACATCTTTCTGCGACTTTTACCTTCTAAAAAAGTCAATTTGAGAAATAGTGCAACTCTTTGTCCGCTGGGGACAATCTCCAAAGCGTGTTCTATAAATTGTTGAGCGTATTTATATGGTGGGTTAGTGATAATGTCACCATTGTGTTGTTCGTGTGTCCGTAGGAAATCAACTCCACCCTTGCCGTACCCTCTATCTATCAAATCAGTAGATTTGACGATGTACCCTCGTTTTCTTAAGACTTCTGATAAATGTCCTTCACCGCAAGCACATTCCCATATAAATGGGTCAAATTCTTCTATGTCGAGCAGTAATTCCAACGCTTTGGGTTCGGTCGCATAGTAATCATTATCTTCTCGTTCGGTCAATGAGTGATTGGACGCACCTAAACAAACGAATGTGGTTTTTTGATTTCCTTTCCAATCTTTCATTTACTACTCACCTCCCAACAGCTCGTCCAGCCAATCTGAACTTCTTTTAGTAGGTGGTACAACTTCGTTACCCCAGCAATCGTAACCCTTTCTCTCTAATCGGGCATACATTTCTTCAACCACCTTTCCAGCGGCGTTCCATGCTCTCGAATGTCAGTCAAATTAAGAACTGACTTCTCACGCATGAGAGCCACCATTAAAAAGTGAGAAATCATAATGATTTCGTCCTCAACCTTGAGCGCAAACCAACCTTCACCATTTCCACAGGATTTCCATGTCTTCATAGCAAAATGCTGATTTTCCTCCACCCTTGAAAGTGGAAATCGGTTGTGAGAACACACCTTACAGTCAATGAGATACGCTGTTTTATTCTTTACTGCGATAACATCTGCTGGTTGTCCGGCGGCGTTCTGCGCCATGTTGTGACACCAAAATCCACGCTGAAATAGCAATTCACAAAATTCCATCTCGAATGAATTACCGATTTTCCTGTTACTCATTCGCAAGTTCCTCATATTCATTCATGACTTTCAGAACTTTCTCGGTATATCGGGTGGATGTTATTCCGTTTTTCCATGCCTTTTTTGCGCCATACTCGCCCATGTTGTACGCCATCAATGCTTGGTTGTAGTCTTTGTATTCTTTCAGATAAGACGCTACTATATGAATACCGCAATACACATTCTGATAAGGGTCTCGAATATCCGTCACTCGATAGTTCTTGCTCAACTGATTTGCGTTGATTGAGTTGATGAGCATGAGCCCACAGTCATTGGTGTCAGTTACTATCTCGGCATTAAACCCGCTGCCCTCCTCAATCATTGCCAGCACCAGGGACTCAGGGACTCCCGTATCGCTACATACTTCCTGAATATGCTGCTGCAATTTATGAGACAGCGGAATATCGTAATATTCGCCATGACTCTGAGTTGCGTTTACCGGTTTCGTATCTACGCCAATATCAGCAGAATTTCGTCCTACTAAAATGCCACAAAGAAGTGATACAACAGTCACTATAGCCACGATAAGATATACATATTTCATATTTAGTTTTCTACATTTTGTTCGGCTAAGTTGCCGGCTTTCGATAGCCATTTCTGGAATTCCTCCTCGTTCTCTGGATCAGAATAGAATCTGATCACTATATCATATAGTGGTCTCGATAATTCAACGGTTTGTGATGTTGATATAATCATTGGCGTTCACGCTCCATAAGCACCTTGTCACATTCTGCAAGAATGCGTCTTGCCTTAGGATAGGTGTACACACCTCGTAGAATACTCGACAACATAGGCGGCTGGACTTCGACTCCTCGCCTCTGTAGTGCTAAGATCATATCAACTTGCGACATCCCCAGCGCTTCCATTCGTTGCTTAATGTTCATTTTCTACCCTCCTTTATTATTTTTTGTTCTTAAATTCAGAATTCTATTGACACTGAGCCGAATTATTGTTATTATTCTTATTGGAATTATTACGGCATTAACTTCACGAAAATCGCCATTTTCGCGGAGTCGATTTCTTACTGCCAATTCGCGATTCCTGAATTCTTGTTCTTATTCTAATTCTTATTATGCGAATTGTCAATAGGTTTTTTCTTATTTTCCGAATTTTTTTTTTGCAGAGGAGAATTGCTATGACATTCGCAGAGAATATCAATCGTATCTGTGCTGAAAAAGGCACGAATCTGACCGCCATTGTAAAAGCTGTTAAGGGTTCAAGTTCTTTCGCAACAGCCATCAATACCAAAGGGTCATTGCCAAAAGAATCCGAAATGCTGGAAATGGCAAAACTTTTAGGGTGTTCTGTAATGGATTTCTTCACAGACGAGGAAGACTTACCAGAGACCAAACCAGCCAACGAAGACGAGAAAGACATTCTTCGTATCTACCGAGGACTATCGCGGAGAGCAAAGCATGAGTTCATGTCAATGGCTTATGAATTTGAGAATCGTGAGGAGCTTGAGGGGGATAAGGCAACAACTGCGGCAGTGTGATAAGGCCATTCCCTTCGCTTTGATACATAGAAAGAAGATATTGGAGGTGAGACTATCAAAGCGGTAATATACGCTCGTTACTCAAGCCACAACCAACGAGAAGAATCAATCGAGGGACAGCTTCGTGAATGTCACGAGTTTGCTCTCAAGAACGACTTTATTGTCGTAGACGAATACATTGACCGGGCAATCTCCGGTAAAACCGATCACAGGCCCAGCTTTCAGCGGCTTATCAAAGACAGCGAAAAAGGGCATTTTGACGCTGTGATTATGTACACGCTTGACCGCTTCGCTCGAAATCGGTACGACAGTGCCATCTACAAAGCAAAACTTAAGCGCAACGGCGTTAAAATTTTCTATGCCAAACAACCTATGCCAGACACCCCTGAGGGAATTATTCTCGAATCCGTCCTTGAGGGGTATGCGGAGTATTACAGTGAGAACCTTGCTCGTAGCATAAAGCGCGGTATGAAAGAAAACGCATTGCATGCCATCGCCATGGGTAGTCCTGTGTTAGGGTATCGAGTGGGAAGCAATCGTCAATATGAGATTGACCCAGTTGGAGCCAAAGCGGTTACAGCGATTTTCAACATGTACGCAGATGGAGTCTCCCGCACGCAAATCGTAAAATGGCTCAATGAACAGGGATTTAAGACAGCAAGAGGTAATACGTTCTCAAAAAACAGCCTATCGAAAATACTCCGAAATCAGAAGTACATCGGCGTGTACAAATACGACGATGTTGTTTTAGAAGGGGCAGTTCCTGCAATTATCGATAAGGCCCTTTTTGAAAAAGTGCAAAATACTCTCAAACACAATTACACGTCACGGGCAAAATCGAAAGCCACCGAAGATTATCTGTTGACCTCAAAGGTATTTTGTGGTAAATGCGGCGAACCCCTGCTCGGAGAAAGCGGAACATCAAAAACCGGTAGAATATATCGTTATTACAAATGCGGCAACCGAAAGAAAAGAAAAGGTTGCACAAAAAAGATTGAGAAAAAGGAATGGCTCGAGCAAACCGTTGTCAAGTTTGCTGTACAGCAAGTTCTTACAGACGAAAACATTGACAAAATAGCAACTCAAGCCATGGCGTTAATTGAAAAGGAATTTAAGGACACATCTGTTCTTACCGGTCTACAAGAACGACTGAAAGAAACAAATAAGAGAATACAAAATATAATGGCCGCGATAGAACAGGGCATTATCACAGCAACTACGAAAGAACGTCTTGAGGATCTGGAAGAAGAACGTCGAAATCTTGAGACTCAAATCGCAAAAGAAGAAACAAAAAAGCCCCTTCTGACGAAAGAGCGAATTGTTTTTTGGCTCGAGTCGTTCAGAAAGGGCAATATAAAAAATATCGAATACCAACGGCGGATCATTGACACGCTGGTAAATTCAGTGTTTGTATATGATGAGGGCGAAAAAGGCAGAAAATTAGTGCTCACATTCAATATCTCAGGCAATAACACCTTCACTCTAAAAAGTTCGGATATTGAGTTCTCAGCTCCACCAAGTCCACTGTAATTTCGGTTACAGTGGCTTTTTTTATTTTCAGCGTACAAAAAGCAGCGGAACCACCAACCAATAGGAGGAAAACCATGCGCCAAAGGCCACTGAAACGAACGCGGTTAAAGAAAGCGCTTCCCGCCCTGTTCTGCGCCGGTATTGCCGTACTGCTTCCCCTGCTCAACGGCTGCAAAAGAGAAACGCCCACGGTTACCGAACCTACAACCGCAGTTACCACCACAGAAAACGCCGCACAAACATTTGCCCGCCAGCGGGTGGAGGACAGCATTCAGACTGCGCTGGAGCTGGTGAAGAAGAACCCTGTGGGCGGCTGGTCCTCCACGGTCAACTACGAATACAAACGGGACAATGCCGCCTATGCCGAGCTAAACGGCGAACAACAGGCACTCTATGACGAAATGCTCCCAAAAGTGAAAGATTTGACCCCTTTTACATACACCGCCAAGGATCGGGGCTACGCTGTGCTGGACAATGTTTTGATGGCTGCATCAGCGCTGTGTCGGGACCACCCGGAATATGAGAATTATTTTGATATAGAAGAAGTCGTAGAGGGCGAACGCACCACGGCACTGCGGTTCTGCTACTTTTTGCCCTACGACGCAACAGGCGCCGCAGCGGATACCAAGCAGATAAAAGAGGAAATACAGATCTTTGAAGAAGAATGCAATTTGATCATCAGCGCCATTCCAAAGACCTTTAGCACCTACGACAAGTACCGCTACCTGGCAGCGGTGATCTCCGTGCGCACCACTTATGACAACGACTCTGTCGGCGGAAAACCCTCTGCCACCGCCTACGGCGCCATTGAGGGCGGGTCGTCCATTTGTCAGGGCTATGCCAGCGGATTTGAATACCTTTGCCACAAGGCAAATTTGTGGTGCACACAGGTCAGCGGCGTGTCTCAAGACACCGCCCACGCCTGGAACCTGGTAAAACTGGAAAGCGGCACCTACCATATAGATGTGAACTGGGCCGATGCAGACGGCAACACGCCGCTGGACCCCGCCTGGCAAAGCTATTTTATGCTGACCCAAGAAGAACTCCTGCTGGATC